TCACTTGTGGCACGTTTACATGATGATGGCATACCCGTTAAGAAAGTCGGACAATCAATGGCCACACTTTCCAACCCAAGCAAATATGTAGAAAAGTTAATCTTAAACAACAACATTAAACACGATGGCAACCCGTTTGTAGGGTGGCAATTGGGCAACTGTGAAGTATACGAAGACGTGAACGGTAATATAAAGGTACGCAAAAACGAAGCCGATAAGTCAGCTAAAGTAGACGGTATTATTGCCCTAATAATCGCAGCACATTGTTCACTAGACAACCCATTTGTAAACAATACGTTTGGATTTCGTAGTTTTTAGTTTAAAATAGTTAAACAACTATTTATCTAGTGGGTAAAACAATGGGTATTTTAGACATATTTAAGAGTAAATCTAAAGCTCAAAATGAGGCGAATACCTTATTCGGCCAGACCCAGCTAGGCAATAATGTTATTTATCAGGGTCAAGGTGGCAAACAAACCGTTAGCCAACAGCTGTTATATGTGACCACAAGTAGTACGACCACAGCGGGTCGTGCGGTTGATATGTCTATGCTAACCCGTAACAGTACAGTAATGGCAGCGGTTGGCGTCAAGGCACGGGCATTGGCTCAGTTGCCCATTAGCATTATGTCTAAAAGCGATGATGGTACATTTGTTGATGCTTTACAGTCACCTAAAGTTGGAGCAAGAGACAGGGCTAAAGCTAAACAGGTTCTTAATTTATTACGCTCACCAAACCATTTTGAAAGCCAGTACGAATTTTGGTATCAATGGTGTATGTGGCAAGACTTAGCGGGTGAAACATTTACTCTTTGGTGGCGAGCCAAGCAAGATGACCCTATGCAGACACCGATTGAGATGTACAACTTAGACAGTACGCTTATTACTGTAAGGCTGACTGAAACACGTTACCCTGCATACACATTATCGACACCATCTTACGGTTTTAACAAAGATGAGCCATTATCAGCCCATCAAGTTATGCACGTTAAGGAAGCAGCGTGGCAAGGTAGCGCAGGATTCAATAAAGGAATACTAGCAGCCGAGTTAGTGGGGCTTGACCAAGACATTGATTTGTACGCAAACTTTGTTATGCAAAATGGCGCCAAGCCTAGCGGTATGTTTGTGACTGAACAGGTTATACCTGACGCAAAGTACAAAGAGATAGCAGGGCGTCTTAAAGAAGCTTGGTCTAGTATGACGGGTAGTCGTGCGACAGATATGTCAAAGCCTGGCCAAGGTATGTTGTTAGACCAAGGTATGAAGTATCAACCACTTGATATGCTTACCTTGCAAGACACGGAAACTAAAGAGTTAAAGAACCAAACAATGAAGCGTATATGTGGTTTGTTTGGCGTACCACCTGCGATGATTGGTATTGCTGACCAAAAATACAACAACACTCAAACAATGATGGATGAGTTTTACAAAGCTACGATGTATCCGATGATTATTAACATTGAGCAAAAATTAAACTATCATTTGTTTAAAGGCTATCCAAATCTAGTGGTGCGTTTTGATACTAAAGACTTCCTAAAAGGCGCAGCCCTTGACCAAATGAACTTTGCGGTGCAAGGCGTCAATGCTGGCGTCTTGACACAAAACGAAGCACGAGAATATTTAAATATTGCTCGCATAGATGGCTACGATGAATTGAAAGATGGTAAGCCACAAGATTTGTTACCCGGCAGTTCAGCGCAATCAACTGGTGGGGGTGGTGGCAATCAAACAAGACGAGCAAATATAGGTACAACATGACCACAATAGATAAAATGTGTAAATTATTACTTGCACAAATTAAGAAACCTAGTGTTAAACTACAAAAAACCGTAAAATTGCCGAAAATACAAGATAATAACCAGTCAATAAAACTTGGGGCAATAAATGAAATCAATAACTCTAATCTGCGAAGCTAAACTTGACATACCTAATCCCGCAGATGAGGCAATGCCAACAGGCGCAATAGAAGCTCGTGTAACTACTTGGGGCGCACGAGAAGGCGCAGATGGTCGCAAGTTTAATTACCAGCCAGAAGGTTTTATGGACTTTGCGAATGAATTTGCTAAAGCCGAAAAACCGTTGCCAATGTTTTTAAATCATAACGATGTTGGTATGCCGATTGGTCAATGGGACGAACTCATGTTTGACGATGACGGTATGTCAGCCAAAGGTCGCTTGTATTTAAACACTTCTGCTGGTCAAGACGCATATACAGTCTTAAAAGAATCACCCAATATGTTTGGTGGTGTATCGGTAGGTGCGTATGCAGACGAAGCCCGATATGTAAACGGCATGGGCGAAGAATTTGATATGGATGCAATGGATGATGAGCAAGACGCTTATTTCCAAATTACCAAAGGGGGCTTGCGTGAAATATCGGTGGTTATGTACCCGAATAATCCAGAGGCGAATATTCAGCAATTGGAATATTTTGATGCTGAAGGAAACGCAAATCCTAGAGCAGTTGAGAAGGTCTTGCGTGATGCAGGGCTATCCCGAAAAGATGCGACCACCGCATCTTCTATCCTTAAGAAAGTATTAGAAAAGCGTGACGCTACTAATAAACTTGAGGAAGCCCCAAAGCAGGGTGAGCCTGATGCGGTGGTCAATGAGGCCGATATACTCTTAGCATTAGAAGAACGAGAGTTATTGAAGGCACTTTCAAAACGTATTTAAAGGAATATCATGTTAGATAAAATTACCGAAAAGCTTGACGCAATTGAAGCGACAAACGTTGCCAAGATTGCCGAAGCACAAGCCGCAGCGGTTGCAGCCGTTGAAGAAGCTAAAGTGTCGTTTGAGGAAAAGGTGGCAGCATTAGAAGCTAAAATTTCATCAGTCAATGCCCCACCTGTTATTAAAACGTATACAAGCATTACGCAAGAAGTTAACCGTTCAGTAAAAGAGCAAATTAGCAATTTTTACAAATCGGGCGCAAAGGTTGAAAAAGAATTAACCATGTTTGCTGATGAGTCACAATATGACGCATACATGAAAGAAGCTTCAGCCTTAACGGGTGGTGGTGCTGGTGTTGGTGGCCGTACTGCTTATGACCCCGTTTTTGTTGCTTTGCGTTTAGCTAATCCCATGCGTGGTGTTGCTCGTGCGGTTTCGACAGACGGTTCTACTTACCAATTCCGTGCAAAGACTGGCAATGCTGGCGCAGCATGGGGTTATGCAATTCAGAACAACGGTTCAGCTACAACTCAAGGCACTAACGTTTGGCAACTTACACTTCAAGACTTAAACGTACAGTTCCCAATTCGTACCGCAGCACTTGATGATATTGATGGCTTAGAAGGTAATGTCGTATCTGACATGATGGCTGAATTTAGCCAAGCTGAAGCCTTTTCAATGATTCAAAACAACGACCAAGGCGCAACCTCATTGCCCTACGGTGGCTCTAACGGTCTACGTGGTTTAAATCAATATGCAGGTCAAGCAGGTACATACGCAGGTGGTAAAACAACCGTTGCAGCGTTTGGCACAAGTGGCACAGGTTCATCAAGCGGTTTACATAGCTTGGCAACTTATGACCAGTTGACTTCAAACGTCAATACAGTTGGCGCATCTAACGTGACTTACAAAGACTTAGTAAACTTTGTATTCTCATTAGCACCTCAATATCGTGTGCCTACATCTAAGTTTTTAGTTAACTCAACCTTTATGGCACAGATTCGTGGCTTAGTGGATTCACAAGGCGCACCAATCTTTAATCGTAACCAAGGTTTGTCGGTTGACGGTGTGATTGGCACGATGCTTGGCTTTGACGTTGTTGAATCTACTTACCTTGACTTGCCCTCACAGGCAGCAACAGGTTCAGCAGGTACAACTAGCTTGTACCCAATGTACTTTGGTGATTTCCAAAAAGGGTTTACCATTGTTGACCGTTTGAACATGATTCTGCGTAGATACGACCAGACGTTGCCAGGCTTTATCACTTTTTACGGTGAGAAGCGTTTAGCAACCTCAGTTGTTGACCCGTTCTCAATCGTGCGTTATCGCTCGACAGGCACAGCTACCTAAGTAGTGCAGGGGGGAGATTAAAAACCTCTCCCCACTTTTTTTATCTAATGGAAATGACTATGAGCATAATCCTTGAATCCGTAAAAGAAGCCCTGCTTGAGGGCAAGGCAACAATTAATTTAAAAGAAGCATCTGCACTTACAGGTTCGGGTTCAGGTGTTGGTGGTCGGGTTATTTATGATGATGCTTTTGCATCAAAGCGTGAACATAACCCATTGCGTGATGTTGCACGAATAATTGAAACAATTGGTTCGGAAGAAGCGTTTGTTGTGAAGACGGGCAACGCTACACTAATTGAAAATAGTACAAATAACCCTTGGGGCTATCCTGTTAACAACAACACGGGTTCACCTAACATTGCAACATCATTTTGGCAATTACCCGTGCGGTCATTAAACGCAGGTGTGCCAATTCGTACCTCAGTTATGTCTGACATTAACGCTTTAGAAGAAGCTGTTGTAATGGACTTAATGCTTGAGTTTTCACAACAAGAAGCATTATCAATGATGTTTAATAATGACCAAGCGGGTAGCACAACAGTTAATTACGGTGCAACAAGTGGTTTACGTGGCCTTAACAGTTATGCAGGTAGCACAAGCGCAGCAGCGTTTGGTACAAACGGCTCGGCAATTACAAACGGTTTGCACACAATATTACAAGTTGAGCACACAAACAGTTCAAGCATTGTTTATGATGATTTAGCTAAATTGCAAGAAGCTCTACCATCACAATATTTGTATAAAGACACAACTGCATGGATGATGCACCCAAGCACCATTAGTTTATTGCGACAAATGAAAGCATCCACTTCTAAAAATAACTTTATAGAAGTTGGTAGTTATGAAGGTGGCGCAGTAGTTTATATATTTGGTCATCGTGTTATTCCAAACCCATATATGGATGTAATCGGAGTAGGTGGCTTTCCTATTTATCTTGCTGAATGGTCACAATTTTTTACGATTGCAGATTATTCCGAAATGACTTTAAAACGATTTGACCAGACAGCACCAGGCTTTATTTATTTGTTTGCTGAAAAACGTGTTTGCTCTACGGTGCGTGATGTGTTTGCAGGCGTTCGTTTGGTCGGTGTTTAATCATGTCTGATACTTTAGCTAACCCTTATTTAGGCACAAGTCGTAACCCGTTCAACTATCAAAAGGTTGAGCAGGTAAGCCGTGACATTGTGACCGAATGGTTAACGCTTGATGAAATCACACAACAGTTAAATTTGTTTCAAGACGAAAGCCAAGACAGCTATTTGTCTAGCCTTGAGTTAGCCACACGTATGGCAATAGAAGACTATTTGGGAATGAGTATTTTCCCTGTCACTTATAAGACTTACTACGGCACGTTTAACGGCATAAGTGGCAGTCAGGTAAGCCTAGACTTGCCAGAGGTGTCACAAGCTTTTCAGGGACAATCAGGCGTCACTATTCTTTCGGTAGAATACTACAGCGGTGACACACCACCAGTTTTGACAGCAGTTGCAACAACAGATTATTACTATGACCCAACAGGCAACAAAGTGGTTGTAACTGGTTTACCAAACACGGTAAATAATTTTATAAGTAACCCGATTGTCTGCACATACACTTGCAACGCTAACCCTGTTGCACAATATCCTGTTATAAAACAAGCTGGGCTATTATTATTGACGCACATTTACAACAATCGTAGCAACACAACAGAAACAAAATTAAACGATATTCCGTTTGGTGTAACGCAATTATTACGACCATACAAAGATTTGGTGATGTGAATGGCCATTGCTCGATACGAGAATATAGATGTAAACAATGTCACAAACAGCATCAATGCTTATGGTGAGCAAACTACGACTATATCTAAATGGTTTGCAACTAGAGCGCAAGTGTCAGACGTTAACAATAATTTGCGTATTTCAGAGCGTTATCGTGTTTATTCTGACCTAGTAAATTTGACATTAAGCTTTACGCCTAATACAAAACAAATAGTAGATGAACAAAACTTGTTTGCAATTACTTGGCGTGGTTATGATTGGCGCATTATTGATTGTCGTGAATCTAACGACAGAATGAATGTGACATTTATTTGTTACCGTAATGACCCGAGTACACCTGTATGAGCCAAAATAATCCAGCCGAATATGCAAAAGCTATTCAGTATCAATTAGCTAATATTGTTACGCCTATACCTGTTTACGCAAACTTTAATCGTAACTATGCAACGCAACCAAAGTTCTTAACGTGGAATCTGCGAAACGTGCATCAAGAGGTTTACACAGGTACGAATCAAAACAATAAAGGTATTGATAGACCCGTTTTTCAAATCTCGGTATTCACTCAGACTTTTGAAGATGCTATGACAATCAGTAATTTAATATTACAATCGCTACATGGCTATAGTGGTCAATTTGGTGGCGTAGCAGGGTTTTACATAAGTAAAGCTGACGTTGATTGGTTATACAACACATACGACAATGAAATAGGGTTGCAGCAGGTGATTATGGATTGCACCTTGGACATTCCAACATAATATAGAACTCATTTAATTTTATTAAGGAACGAAAATGGCTCTCCCTAACAAAGTACTCCCAGGCTTTAGTGCAGCTCTCTACGCTCAACCTACAGCTACACCTACCCCATTGACCACGGCACAATTATCTTTGGTTGCAAGTGTTGCACCAATTGCAATAAGTGGCAACCTTATAAACGTTGAGGCTGTTCCTGCATTCGGCCAAGATGATGCAATGGCAAACTTTAGCATTGCTGGGTCACGTCAATCAGATAAAATTCCAACGCAATCAGCACCCACAAGTTTAACCATTACAGCACCTTGGAATCCAAGCGATTCGCAATTGTTAATTATGCGTGGTGATGCTTATTCAGGTGTTATTGACCGTACCTTTGTTATCTCTGCTACTGAAGGCACAAATATTGTCTATTACGCTTTTAATGGTCGTGTTTCACAGTTTCAAATTGATGCACAACCAGGCGCAGAAGCAAAGGCTATATTTACAATCCACCCACGAGGCAACCAGTTCGGTTGGTCTAACAACGCATAAAGGTTTATTATGGCTATCCCATCAAAAGTATTGCCAGGCTTTGCTGTATCACTATGGATGCAATCGGGTGCAACACCCACATCATTTTCTACAGCTAACTTGTCTGTTTGGACAGGACAGGTCGCAACCATTGTCGGTACTGTTGCAAACGG